GCCACGACCGCTTCTCGACCTGGGACGACGTGGTGATGACAGAGATGTCGGTCATGCCGTTCCTTCCTGAGGATTGAGCGGACCGGACATCCCCGAGCCGCGCTGACTACTGCTTGCTTCCCGCCGGGGCCACGTAGCCGCGGCGTTCCGCCTCGGCGATCCCGCCCGCGCCCTTGCGCTGCGGCGGGGCGTCGCGGCGCCCCTGCCCGAGGTCGGCCCGGCCGTTGCCGGCAGGCGCGAACGCCTTCACCTTGTTCGCGACCTTCGCCTCGTCGACCTCGCCCTTGTCGGTGAGGTACTTGGACAGGTCGAGGTCCTCGAGGAGCGCGTCGCGCTGCTCGTCGGACAGGACACCTTTCGCGGCGGCCCGGAACTCGGCCCGGACGAGGCCGGGGGCGAGCGCCTTCCGTGTTTCGGCTTCTGCCTCTTTGCGGGCGGCCGTGACGGCCTTCTCCTGCTCGGTGGCGTTGGCGGCTTCGAGCTCGTCGGCCTTGGCGGCTTTGGCTTTCAGCGTGTCGTAGTCGCCGCGGGCCTTCGCGGTGTTCTCGTGTTTGCGGGACTGGTGTTTCCAGTACGCGGCCTGCTGCGCGTCGGTCATTTCGGCGACGGGCGTGTCGGCCGGGAACCCGGTGTCGCCCGTGACGGGCGGTACGGGGATCGGGGCCGGAGGATCGGCGGGCGGATCGTCTGCGCCGCCGAGGATCGGCCAGATCGGGCCGCGTCGACTGACACCGAGCGGAACGAGGGGCGCACCGGTCAGCGGATGTAGCAGGTACTTCGGCATGCGTGTCTCCCATGTCGGGATTCGGTTGGTTGCCCATGACGGGCGGCCCCGCAGACGCGGGGAAGAAAGAGGGAGTGGGGACGGCTCAGGCCAGTACGGCGGCCACGCGAAGCCGGTATGCGAGGAAGTCCAGCAGAGGCTTGGCGCCCTTGCTGGAATTGCACGAGTCACAAGCCGGAGCCAGGTTCGTCCAGTGGCTGCTACGGCTAACCGACACCGGCTCAATGTGGTCGATGTCAGTGGAGGGTGCGCCGCAGTAGACGCACGGGTCGTTCGCGATCAGCTCGCAGTACTCCAACGCCTCGGCGTCAAACGGGGCCTGCGCACGGACCGGGTCCCAGCTCCTGGACTTGTCCGGGTTGGCGCGCGCCCACCTACGCTTGTACGCGCGGACGCGCTTAGGGTTCGCCAGGCGGTACCGGGTCTGCATCGCGTTCTGAGTGTCGCGGTTCTTCGCCCGCCACTCCTGTTTCGCGAGTCGATCAGCAGCACGGCACTCGTCGCAGCGGCAGCCACGGCTCTTGTACCCCAGCACCGTTCCGTGCTCGAACTCCCCGCCCCTCTCCTTCGTGGCGCTGCCGACGGCGCCACGTTCCCGGAGGCGCCATAGATGCATGGCGCACAGACCCTTACTGTGGTTCGGCTTCTCGCACCCATCGACGGCGCACGGCTTTCCTCGCCAGGGCTGGGCGACAGCCTCCGGATCGCCCCTTCTCGTCCACATCGCGTAGTGGTTGGCACACCAGCCACGCGCTCGGACCGGGAGGGCGCAATCCGCTATCGAGCAGACCCGCTCTGAACGCTCCAGCTTCTCCCGAGTGATCTCGTCTCGGTTCGCCCGCCACCAGCGCATGTAGTGCGTGTTGCACCACCCGCGTCCGGTAACCACCCCTGTGCACCCATCGACGCAACAGGTAGCGTCCACGTGTCGACTCCAACCAGTCGGCCATGCCCCGGGCCTGCTCGCAACAGGCGCCGGGGTCCTACGTCAATTCTAGATCAACGCCCACCCGGAATACCGGACAAGTCGAGTTTGGACTTAACGACTTCGGGACCACTGAACCGGTGTTTCTTAACGGTCAAGAGGGGGCCGAGTTCCGAATGATCTCTAACGAGGATCAGCTTCCGGTAGTCCGGGTTCCGCGCCGCCGCGTCGGAAACACCGAACGTCGACATGATCGCCTCGTGGGCGGCGGCGAGCGTCTCCTCGTCGATCACCTGACCGGGATCTGACCGTCCGTACATGGGCCGCGGCTCACAGTTACAACCTGGATGGATCGGCAGCAGGTCCGCCTTGTGGTACCTCTGCGTCGAGGCCACCACGCACAACGCGCAGTTCTCCGGGCCGACCAGCACCCGGCGGTGACCCACTACCTCGCCGTCGTCCCGGATGACCTCGCGCGCGGCGAGCGTCTTCGTCCGCTGCAGATCCGTCTGCGCCGCCTTCGTCGCCCGGTCCAACCCGTGCCGCACAGCCTCATCCAGCGGTTTCCCCGCGCCGAGATCCCGCCACACCTGCTCACCCGCACGCCGGTACACCACGCCGGGCGGCGTGCCGTTCCGGGCAGCCGCACCCGTCACCCGATCCAGCCGCACACCGACCGGTCGCGGCGGCACATCCAGCGCCGCCGAACGGGAATCCGCCAGGTACGCCGACACCAACCCGGCCATCGCCTGCTGACCACCCAGCACGACCGGCAGGACAGCGCGCACAAACGCGGCGATGTCCTCGTCCCGCCACGACGACAAGGCCAGCCACGACGCCTCCACCGCAGCCGTCACCCGGTCACGGACCTCCGACATGGCCTGCTGGTACGCCAACGCCAGCGCCGCCGCCTGCTCAGGCGACAGCGCCACTGGCCCGCGGCTGCTGCGTGGCCTGCTGCGGCGGAACCGGGACCGCGGCGACCGGCCGCGGCGCGAACGCCGCCACCCGCGCCAAATCCGCCGTCTGCTCCGCCAAAATGTCATCCGCCTCATGCGGCGGCACACCCAAAACCTTCACCAACCGCGTCCGCAACGGCAGATCAGCCGTCTGCGACCACGCCGACGCCCGCTCCGCCAACGACAACCGCTCCACTGGCGACCAGATCACCTGCAACGTGTCCAGATCCGCCCGATCCCGCCCATTCGCGAACCGGATGCTGTCCGGCAGATACTGGAAACACAGCGACATCACCAACGCCAGCCGGTCATCCACCCGGTCGATCCGGTCCTCCGCCTTGAACGTCAAACCCTCACGCGCCAACGACGCGCCCTCCGCCGACTGGTTCTGCCCCTCCGGCGAAAACATGTACATCGGCGTCCGCGTCACCGCCGCCAAATGCTGCACATCGTCCTTCACCGACGCCAGAATCGGCGTCAGATCCAGCTGCCCCGACTCCCAGATGTCCGCCTCCGCCGGCAACTGCCAGAACGCCGCCGGATCCGACACGAACAGACCCTCGTAGTTGATCTCCTGCCCGGCCTTCGCGTGCCCCGCCGGGTAGAACTGCGGCAGGCCCTTGATCGCCCGCTGCCGGAACGCCTGCATCGTCGCGATCACCATCCGGTCCAGGATGGTGTGGTTGATGCGGTCCAGGATGTCGGTGTGCGTCTCGAACTCGCCCTTGCCGCGCTTGTTCGGGAAGTGCACCACCGGCATGTTGTCCACCGGCAGCTGCGCCCCGGCAGCACCACCCAGGGCCTCGTCCCAGCCCCACGTGCGGGAGTTGAACTCCATCCGCCAGCCGTTCAGGCGCTTCGCGTCACGCGACGCCACGAACCGGGTCACCTTCGCCCGGCCGTCGCCCTTCGGCAACGTTAGATACGCCAGATCCCGGTCCGCCACGTCGTCGTGGAACATCTTCAACGCCGCCAGCACCCGGTTCGGGCGGGCCGGGTCGTTTTCCGTGACCACCTGCCGCGGATCCTCCGCCGTCACCAACGGCACCGTCGGATCGTCCTCACTCGGCGGGCCCACGATCATGTAGCCCTCCGACAGGCCCAGCATGCAGTCCAGCGTGTCCGCGATCTGCACCGTCAACCCGGCCCGGCGGTACACCCGCCACGCCACCGCATCCCCGGTCTCGTCGCCGTCCACCGACGTGCGGATCCCGATCGGACGCATCCGCTCCCGCAAAGCCTCCACGATCAGCTCGGCGAAATTGCTGCACGCCTTCCGCTGGAACGCCTCGAACGCCTTCCTGGCGTTCTCCGCACCCGCCGGCAACGGCGGACGGCCATCCATACGGTCCGCCAAGCCCTGCAGCCGATTCAGCCGTACCGGGTCGTTCAGCTTCCTCGACAGCCGGTCCAGCCACCAACCCGGAGAGAACGGGGCATCGACGTCGATCACCAGCGCCCCCTCAATTCAGACGGCGCGGCATGTAGAACTCCGGAGACTCACCCAACCCCGCCGCCACAGCATCCAAACGGGCCTGCCACGCCAACACCGCGGCCACCGCGGCGTCGATCTTCTTCGGCGAGTAGTCCGACTCCTTACCCAACGTCAACTTCTGGTGCCGAATCCGGCGGCGGGCCTGCAGCATGTGCCGCGTCAACGCCCACGACCCGTCGTGGGTGAGGTCGCCGTTCTTCACCGCGCCCTCGAACTGCTCCACCGCCCGCTGGATCAGACCCGACCGGCCGCCGGTCATCCACCACTCGAACGGATGCTGCGCGGACGCCTTCACCTTCACCCGGCCCCCGAACTGGGCCTCCCACGCATTCACGTGCGAGCGCCAGTCCTTCGCCGGGTCGCAGTAGAACGCCACCACGCCGTACCGCTGGAACGCCGACGCGACAGCGGCCTCGACCTCCACGATCAGCGGCTCCCACGTCGCCCAGTCCTCGCGGCGGTCCGGGGCCTCCCACACCGCCAGCTCGAACACATGCCCGTCCGCCACCCGCACGCCGATGAGCGCCGTCGCATCCGGTTTGCCCTTCGCCCGGCCACGGGACCCGTCGAAACCCAAGGTCACCACGTCGCCGTCCGCGACGACCTTCGCCGCGTCCGTGCACCGCCGCCACTCCGGCTGCGACAGGTAGGCGTCCGCCGCGTGCGTGATCTGGTTCAGGAAGTCCGCGCGCGACACCTGCGGATCCGACGTCGGATCCCAGATCGTCGCCACCAGATGATCCAAGTCCACATGCCCCGGCGCGCACGGCGGATCGTGCAGCACACACCCGTCCGGATGCCCCGACGAGTCCCCGTACGCCACCCGCAAACCCAGGACCAGCGACTCACGGTCGTCGAGCTCCGTGTCCGCCGGGGCCTCACGGTGGTCGTAGAACAGGCCGTCGTCACGGGCGTGACCCGACACGATCGCCCGCCAAAAATTGGCCGACGCCTCAGCCACCGACTCGTCACCCGGCGTGAACGCATTCGGCGACTCCACGAACGTCCCGCCGACCTTCGCCGTGTTGTTCTTCACCTTCTCGAACAGATTCGGGCCGCCGTTCGACGGCACCCACTCCTCCGTCTGATCCAACACCGCGAACACCGGCCGGTTGCCCTTCACCGTCCGCGCCGACGACGTGATCGGCTCGATCCGGCCCCGCGGCAAATTCACGAACGTGTCCAACGGCTCGAGCCCGGGGTAGGCGTCCAGCAGCGGGCCGTCGCACATCTCCAGCAGCGGAGACCACGTGTTCGCCGTCTGCTTCTCCGACACCGCCAAGATCTGCACCAGCGGTGTCCGCACCGTCGACCACGGCCTGCCCACCGGCTGCCCGTCGGCGTCCCAGCCGTCCGGCACCACCGGCGCCAAAGCCTCCGCCAACGCCAACGCCGCCAGGAACGGCGACTTCCCCGCACCACGCGGCCGCGAGTACACGCCGCGTCGGCGGCGGCGGCGACCCGTCACCGGGTGCAGCTCGTAGAAGCGGAGAACGAAGTCCTCCTGCTCCCGGTACAGCACAAACGGCTCGTACTCGCCCCGATCCGGTGCCGCCAAGTAGGCGGCGACCCAGTCGATGACCGTCCAACCCAGCGTCGGAACCTCACCCGGCTCCGACGGACGCCACGGCACAACTCACGCACCCGGCGCGTCGGCCCCCGGCAGACCCTTCAACCCGCCACGGCGACCACGAGACGACGACACAACCGAACCCTTCGACTCCGCCTCATCAGCCTGCGCAAACGTGATCCGCAACCGCGCCCGATCCTCAGGAGTCGCACCGAACTTCGCCACCCGCAACCGCAACTCCGACGCCAACGACACGCTGCCCCGCCAAAACCTCGCGTGCAACACCGCCGTATCCAAAAGTTCAGACCAATCCGTCGACGTGAACTCCGCCGACAAAGGCGACTCAGCCCACATCGCCCACCACTCACGCGTCCGCGCCGGCCACGCGAACTCCGTCAACTCCCCGCCGACCTCAACCTCGAACGTCGGCAGATCAGGCTGCCCCGTCGGCGTCGCCGCGATCACACGCAGCGGAACAGGATCGGAGTTGCGCCGGGCCCGGCGGTTCGGATCCTTCGGACGGGGGCCGTTGCCTGCCATGTCGTGCCTCCCATGTCGGGAACGTCGCGCGTCCCCATGCCGGGAAGGCGCTACAGAGAACCGATCACCGCCGACAGGTCCGCGAGCTCGGAAGTGGCCGACCAGCGGCGACCGGTCACGTAGATGAACCGGTCCCGGCTGTACGACTCGACCTGCACACCGTCCACGGTCCGCTTCCAGCCCTTGGCCACGTCGCCGTACCCGAACACGTGCAGGCCCTCACCGGAGCGGGACACCTCGACGTACGTCGCCGGGAGCCGGTCCAGCAGACGGGCCGCAGCCACCGTCGGCACACCGCCGATCAGGCAGTGGTCCAGGTCCAGGCACACGATCCCGTCGCCGTCCAACGCGAACCCGACACCATCCCAGCCTCCGGCCTTCGCCGCCTCGTACGTGCACCACGTCGCCGGGTCGGTCGACGACGCGGCCTTGCCGTTCGGCCGCACCGGCACCTTCCGCCGGTTGTGGCACACCCACCGGTCCAGCACACGCAGCTCGACCGGCACCGGGTCGGGCACCACGTCGTCCGCGAGCCACAGCGGTGTCCGGTCGTCGAGCCACAACGGCTCCGGCAGGGTGCCCCGCTGGCGAGCTTTCGTCACCGCGGCGACGGTCACGCCGCGCGCTTCGGCGACCTGCGCGAGGGTCAGCAGCCGCCTACCGGATCCGTCGTAGAGCTCCATGTGTCCAGTCTAGACCGGACGGCGTGAGGCTGTAAACGGGCTCAGAGCCAATCTCCCGGCGCCGGGCACCGCAGGGTCACCGCGACACCGGCAGTGCCGCGTTCGTGCGCCAGCGTGCGGTACGACTCCCGGGCGGGGGCACCATCCCCAGGCCCGTACGGACCGCGACCCGCAGCACCTAACGAGAGCCGGAGATGCCCGGGAGGGGGGTCTTGCCCCCCTATGTCCGTTTAGTCCGCTTGGATTCGTGACTGGCAGTGAGGATCCGTGCTGGTGGAGTCACCCCGTCAAGCCTGGGTGCTTCTCTGCCGGCCGCTGTGTGGTGGGTGGCTTGGGTCGTTCGGCCACGGTCTTCTTCAGGTGGCAGGGCAGGCACGCGGCCTGCAGGTTGGTGTCGCTGTGGTCGTCGCCCGGCACCACGTGGTCCACGTCGGTGGCCTGGTGTGTGCAGCCGGGTAGTCGGATGCGGCACAGGTGCTGGTCGCGGGTGAGGATGCGCCTGCGGATGCTGCGCCAGTCAGGGGGTAGGCGCCGGGAGCGGGTGCTGTTGGCCCAGCCGCCCATGTTGCGCCCCCGGCTACGGTCGGGTGATGGGCATCGGGGAGAGCATCCAGACGATCACGTTGAAGCGGATCCTCGAGGAGCAGAAGCGGACCAACGAGCTGCTCACGCAGCTGCTGGCTGCGCTGGCCAAGGTGCCGCGCGCCACGACGTAGGCCACATCAGCTTCCCCACCAGACGACGCCGCGTGTCTTCGCCCACCTGCGGATCTTCGCGAACGCGGCCGTCCGGATGTGACACACCTGAACGTCGGTGACACCCAACCGGGCCCCGATCCGCACCAGCGTCTCGTCCAGCAGATACCGCCGCACCACAACCTCACGCTCCTTCGCCGACAGGGCCCGCAGCACATCCGCGACGAACAGCCGATCATCCACAGCCGCGACGGCGCGGGACGCCGCCAGGTCGGGAACATTCCACACGTAGTCGTCGTCATCGCAGCCGTCGAGCGCGACCGCCCTCTGCCTGTGCTCCGGCAGCTCGTCGACCGTCACGCCGCGGGCGAGCTCCGTGCGGGTGAGGGAACCCCGGCGCCGCATCTCGTCGATCAGCGCACCCCGCATACGCGGCCACACGAAGTTCTGCCAGGACGCCCCGCCGTGCGGTGTCCAGCGGGTGAGCGCGGTGAGCCCGTGGTAGACGGCCTCGCTGGTCATGTCGTCCACATCCCAGCCGTCGCTGACGGTCATCGGGTACCGGCGCAGGTGCGCGCGGGCCACGCTGCGGGCTATGGCGAGGAGCCGGGCCGCGTCCTTGTCGGGGTCGAACCGATCGGAGTCCACCTCACTTCGACCCCCCTCGGAGCTCCGGTGGGGGCGGCGGCCGGCAGCCACGGGTCGACTGCCGGGCCGCCCTGGGGGTCAGACGAGACCTCCGACGAGGTTCAGGAGGGTGGAGACGATGTCCGCGAGGAGTCCGGTGAGCATTGGGTTCACCCCCTCTCGGGGTGAGGTGTGGGCGGGTGGTGTGTGGCAGCGCCCTACGGCTTGCGCCCGAAGCGGGTCTGGAGGGTTCGGAGGCGGACGACCAGGCGCTGTTCCCAGGGGTGTTCGGCGAACAGGAAGTCGAGGACCCGCATTTCGATGCGGACGCGGCGGGGCAGGAGGGCGTTGATGCGGTCCCACTGGTCAGGTGGCGGCCGCCAGCATGTGCCCACCGGTCACGGGGCTGCAGTGCGCGCCGCGCCGAGGAGTCGGGCGAGACCGGCCGGTAGGCGCGCGCAGCCCAGGGAGATCAGGACCCCGACGGCCCCGGGGAGGACCACCGGACCGGCGAGCAGCGCCATACCGAGCACCTTCGGCGCGTCGGCGGCGAAAGCACGGCCGGGCGCCCGGTCGCTGTTGAACAGCGACGCCGCACGGACCGCCGACCACATCGCCCACCGGGTCGCCCACGGCACACCCAGGTCTTCCATCACGCGGCGGAAGATCCCGTCGACGTCCCGCGACGCGACCCGCAGCGCCGGGTCGGGGTGGTTGATGCGTGTCTCGATCAGCCAGTCGTGCAGCACCGCCGCACGCGTGTACGCGCCGTAGGGCAGGACGAGCCAGTGGAGGAACCGTGGGACGGTGGCGAAGTCGGTCCGGAACCCGGGGGGGATGCTGAACGTGTCGCCCCGGGTGCCGGTCCACACCAGCGGCGCGGTGAGGGCCCACGTGGTCGCGGTCACGGCGCGGATCGACAGCTCGGAGTCGAACGCCCCCCGCTGCGTGCTCACGTGGCGGCCCGCCGCAGTTTGGTCCACTCGTCGAGGAGCCGGTCGACCTCGGCGATCACGTGGTCGATGCGGTCGGTGACGTGCGGATAGAACTCGGGCGCCTTGCAGTATTCGGGGGTGCGCAGTTCGGCGACGCGCAGGTTCATGGCCTTCATGCGCCGTTCGAGCTCTCGGCAGCGGAGGTGGGTCATGGGCAGCGTCACGGCGCACCCCCGGTCACGGGACACGAAAAAACCCCGCCAGCCCTGGATAGGACTTGCGGGGATCGCTGGGCACAGTTCGTCCAGTGGCACCACCGTCTCACATTGACTGCGTGTGTTCAAGCTGCGCGTCTGCGTGCGCGTCCTCGGCCGCGTCTGGCGGCGGCTTCTTCGGCGATGAGGACGTCGAGGACGACCACGTGTCGCACGCCCCGGAAGAGGAGCCCCGGGACTTTCTGCCGGGTGCCGGTGGCGTCGAGGTAGCCGCGGGTGACCCACATGTGGACGGTCGATTCGGTGACCCCGGCGATCCGGGCGGCTTCGGCGACGGGGACCGCGCCCTCCTCCGGGTCGAAGTGCAGGATCGTGCAAGGGTGCTGGATCACGACGCCACCTGCTCGACGGTTCGCCGCTGGTAGTCCCGCGCGGTGCGGGTGACCTTCGTGCCGGTGAGGTCGGCGAGGAAGTCCAGCGCACCGCCGTGCGTGCCGTGGACGGCGGCCACGGGTAGCTGGCTCGGGCCGACCTCGCGGAGCCGCAGGACGCCGAGGGTGTCGATGAGTGCTGCCGCGTAGGCGAGGTCCCTCTCGTTCATGCCGTGCTCTCCTGCGCGTGCTTCGCGTGCATGATGACGGCGACGATCCAGTTGTCTGCGTCGAACACGCGCCCGCAGTCGCAGAACACGACGCTCCGGTGCGGGTCGACGTGGTCCTGTCGGCACGCCTTGATGTGGTGCCTCAGTCGAGCCACCTCGGCACGCAGGTCCGCGACCTCGGCGCGAGCCGCGTCACGCTGCTCGGCGAGGAAGGCCGAGTTCTCGCCCAGCACAGCCACCCACCCCTCGGCCGCTATGGCGCGAGCCGCTACCTCGCGGGCGGCGACCTGACGCGACACCTCGTGCAGCCAGTCGACACCCGGCAAGCCGTGAAGCCGCTGCGACTCTTCGTCGTTCGGCCAGACGGGCGCCGGTGTGCTGCCCGGTGTCTCGGTCACCGGCTCCGGAGTGGGCCGGGTCGGCCGGTACACGGTGTATCCGCAGTACGGACACAGACGCGGATTACCGTCGAGCGCGTGGCCGCATCCGGTGCACACCCACACGATCGGCGGATCCGGCGTCGGCGCGCTCATGCTGTGCTCCTCACGTCGGCCACCACACGGCGATGCGCCCCAATGTCGTCCGCCACCAACTGCGGCAGCACCCGCAACGGACCCCGCCACCCGCAATCACACGTCCCGAACATCGCCGCAACCTCCTCCAACCGCAGATGCCCGTGCGTACGGAAATGCGCGGACCGGTACGTCATCGCGTCGTAGTCGTCCAACGTCATCCACGCCTTACACGCCTTGCACACCACCCGGTCGCCACCCACCACCCGCACCACAGCCTTCACATCACAAGACCAGCACGGCCGCTCCAACAACTCCGTACGGGTCCCCACCCCCGCCGTGAAATAGAGCTGCTCGAACACCTCGAACAACTCCAGGCAGGCGTCGGCGCCATCCATCTCCACGAGCACCACCACGTCACCACCCGTGTCCGCCCTGGTGGCGGCCGGGTCCCACCGGTTCACCGGCGTCGGCGGCAGCGACATGAGCGCGCTCACCCGCCGCGCCAGATAGCTGCACGCGGTCGCCAACGCCGTGTAGTCGCGCACGTTGACCGGTTCGTCGCCGTCGCCGGCAACGTCACGCACCACGGCGTCCCACGTGGTGGCGACCAGTACGGCGCGGCGCATCTGCGCCTCGACGCCCAAGTTGACGGGTGCCCCGATCTCGCCGCGTGAGGAGCGTCCGTCGCCGCCGCGTTGCCCGGGTGGCAGCAGGTTCACGAGCTCGATGTAGAGGGCTGGTAGGTCGCGGATGTGTCCGGTGAGGCGTTCGGCGCAGGTGTCGCAGAGGGCTCGGCTGGTTTCGGCGCCGAGGTGGGTGGGCTGGTCGCTGTCGTCGCCGTTGACTTTGGTGCTGCCGGGGCAGCGGTGGCCTCGGGCGCAGTGGGTGGTCACGTGGTTCCCCCTCGTTGCGGTGCGTCCACTTCGACGCCGACCTCGGCGCACAGGTCGCGGTAGTCGGGGCAGGGCCAGTCGACGGGGCCGATGGACGGGTAGCCGTCGGCCGCGGTGAACACGCCGCTGCATCCGGCGGCGCAGTGCGTCCGGGTGACCAGACCGAGCACCTCCGGTCCCCTCGGGCCATGTCGTTCGGCACGCCTGCGCAGCGACGGCAGCCACACCTCCCGCGCCCACGAGCCGTTCTCCGACGCGATGTACGGGGCAGTGATGTCCCCGGCGTGCCCGGCGGCGACCATCAGATCAACAGCGCTCTCAGGCACCCACGCCACACCTTGATCGGCGGCTTGCTGCATCTCGTCGAGCCGTGCCCGTACCCGCTCGTCGAGGGTCACGACTTGTCCTTCGGGTAGGCGACGTAGTAGAGGATCGCCAGGTCACCGTCCGGCAGATAGATCGACACTTCAGCCCGGGGCCGCCGCTCGAGCGGGGCCTTGCCGTACTCGAGCCCCGTCACGGGCTCCCACGGCCCCCACACGGCGCCGTCGAGGTGCCAGATCACGACACCGACGGCGGTGACCTGCATGGGTCCGTCCAATGTGCTCACGGCTTGCCTTCCGGTTCGGCGATGAAATACCTGGTCGGCTGGTCGTCGCCGGAGATGTGCAGGCGCAGCTTGAACCGCGGCCAGCCCCGGGCGGCAGCGTCCACATAGGCGCACCACTCGACTTCCCGCCACGGTTTCCACACGCCGTCGCCGCCGTGGCGGACCAGGACACCCAGGTCGGTGACCTCCATCAGTGGGTCCTCGTCTTCCCGCATCGGATGCAGATCCACCGCATGTAGCCGGACTGGACGAAGCGGTGCCCGTCTTTCCAGCACTTCCACGTGGTCACTCGACGGCTCCTTCGGTGGGTGGCGTGGTGCCGAGGACGCGGCGGATGTCGCGGACCAAGAGCATCGGCGAGGCGTCCCCCTCGAGGACGGCCTGTCGCCACTCCGGTGAGACGTAGCCCGGGGGCGTCTCTGCCGCGTCGCACATCTCCCGCACGGCTTCGACCTTGTCTCGGAGTGCGCGGGTCAGCCGCTCCACCTCGGCGGTGAGGTCGGCGACCTGCCGGGCCACGTGCGGGGACGCCTCGCCGCGGAGCTTCGCGATCGCGGGCAGCACCTCACGGTGCACCACCGAATGCGACGAATACGGCCTGCCGTGGGTGCCGAGGTCGAGCGCTTCGAGGATCCGAACCAGGTCGTCGTGCACCACGTCGGCTGGGTCGGTTCCCGGTTTGACGCATTCGCTGGGCGGGTGCGGTTCCCGCATGGTGCAGATGCAGGGCGGCCCCGCCGCCGCGCTCACGGGGTCGGTCATCGGGACACCCCGGCGGCGATAGCGTCACGCTCGTTCTGCGCGTCCTGGCACTCCGAGCACAGGTCGCCGTACTCCTCGATGGCGCGCTGCGCCTCGGCGGCCGAGCCGTACGTGTCGCCCATCAGACGTCCGCAGCTTCCACAGCGGCCGTTCCACTGCTGGACTTGCTCGACGTACGCCCGCGCGCTCACGGGGTGGCCTCACGTGAGACACCAGCACGACGGGCAGTGATGAACGCGCCCATCTCCCGGAGCGTGATTGGCGTCGCGCCGAGCTCGATGGCGGCGTCTCTCTTCGAGTCGGTGACGTCGTAGTGCCACCGCCCGTCGCCCTTGTCCTGGAACCACGACCGCTTCATGCCGAGCCGGGCAGCGAATGCGTGGAGTTCTTCCACGGTGTCGGCGGTGAGGTGCGACCACCGGCCGGAGAGGCGTCCGACGCGGGCAGGGACGCGGAAGTCGTCCACGTAGACGGTCACCGGTCCACTCCACGCGCGTCACCGGCGGCGACCGGGTGGGCAGCGGCGAGCGCTTCGACGACTACCCCGGAGAACGGCTGCGTGCAGGTGCCCACCGTGAGCCCCGGGTAGTCGCGGTGGGCGACGGCCACGCAGCGCTCACAGGCGGAGAGCTCGATGCCCGGCCCGGAGACGCCACCTCCGACGCTCCAACCCGGGCCGACGGGGTCGAAGCGGTCGATGTCGCAGAGCGTCGGGCCCGGTGTCCCGCCTCGGTCGTCTCGGCGGAGGAGGTGGACGAGGAAGTCCGTCGGTTCACTGTCGAGCAGGCCGCCCCACGCGAACTGCAGCGTCGCGAGGCTCGTGATCGGTCGGGTGTCGGTCATGCACTCGGTCCTTCCGGTGAGGTGATCCACGAGCCGGGCACAGTCCAAGAGCCCGGCAAACCACTGAGAAGCTTTCTGGGCGCCACGGAGATGCTGCGGGCACCGAGCGGCGAACGTGCCGTGCTCGGGGCGCAGCGTGCGGCTGCGGCACCAGGACGGGCCATTCCACGAGCAGTTCGTGGCCGTCACGACGCCTCGCCACCCTCCGGCGGAATCCGACGCCCCACCCGGCGCAACAACGGCGTCACATTCCGCGCCGGCAACTCCGCCACCTCCGGCACCGGGTGGCCGTCCGCGATCGCCCGCCGCTGGGCCCGGTACGCATCGAGGTAGGCGGGCACGTCGTCGGGGTCCACCGGTGGCGGCGGTGCGGTGTCGGCGCGGCTGAGCCGGGCGGCGCGGATCCGTTTCACCCCGTCGCGGACCTCCGCCACGCCGATCCACTGCGAGGTGCGGGTGTAGTGCTCGGTGACGGCGGCGGAGGCGTCGGCGAATGGGATGTTGGCGAGGGCGTCGTGCCAGGCGGCGACGTCGGTTTCGCCGATGGTGCGCCGGTCGTAGGCGGCGCATTTCGCGAGGAGGGTGGCGATCTCGGACGGGGTCATGCCTGGTCCTCCTGGGCTCGGAGCTTCGCGGCGAGGGTCAGCCCGGCGCCGACCCGCTGGTCGGTGGTGGACAGGGCCGCGCCGTTCGTGCCGTTCCGCAACGCCAGCTGCCCGGCGGGCCGGTTCATGACGTCGTTGACGAACGACGGCAGCGCACCGGGCCCGGTGCCGCCCTTGCGGGCCCAGGCGGCGAGACCTTCGCGGATGTGGTCGGCGGGTACGCCTTCGTGGAGCATGCGGGCGACTT